GGAATCATAGGGTTATGTGCGGCGATAGCACAATGATTGACGATGTTGAGAAACTCCTAAATGGAAAAACCCCAAATCTTATGGTTACCGACCCGCCTTATGGTGTTAAGTACGAGGCAGGATGGAGGGCTGAAGCAAAGGGCAGTAAGAAAACAGAGAGAGAAGAGAGTTCTAATCTCCAAAATGATGATAGGTCTGATTGGTACGACTCTTATAGTTTGTTTTCTGGTGACGTGGTTTATGTTTGGCACGCCTCAGCGTTTACTGATGTTGTTATGAATAATATTAAAGATTGTGGATTTAATATAAAGGCTCAAATTATATGGAACAAGAATATTCACGCTTTAAGTAGGTCAGATTATCATTGGAAACATGAGCCATGTTGGTACGCAATAAGGGATGGTAAGAATCATTCATGGGTTGGTGACAGGAAACAAATGACTATATGGGACGTTAAAAGCGTTATACATGAAAAGGATGCCGGGGGTAAAACCTCTCACCCAACTCAAAAACCAATAGAGCTATATGTTAAAAGTATAGAAAATCACACCAAGAGAGATGAATATATATATGAGCCGTTTGGTGGGTCAGGCAGTTCTGTTATAGCTGCAGAGAAGACAGGGAGAAGGTCTTTAACTGTAGAATTAGATGAAAAATACTGCGATGTGATTATCAAGCGCTGGGAAGAATACACCGGAAATAAAGCAACCCTAGAATCCACAGGACAAACTTATTTAGAACTAAAGGAGGAACGTGATGGCCAGACCTCTTGATGGCGAGACAGGTTTTATCGATATTGATATAGAGCAATTAAAGAAGCTATGCGGTATTCAATGTACAAAAAGAGAATTGTGTTCAATATTTAACTGCTCCGATGAAACAATAGAACGTAGAATTAAGGAAAAGACAGGCATGGGCTGGACTGCTTTCTATGAAAAGCACAAAGGTGATGGGCTTGTTTCCCTTAGAAGAAAACAATTAGAAGTCGCGCTATCTGGAAACCCCACTCTTTTAATCTGGCTAGGCAAGCAACACCTAGGGCAGAAAGATCAAAGTAATATTAAGCAAACCAATATCTCTGGTCCTACGTTTATAGACGAGGATGAGGATGATTAGTGGCAAAGGTCGCAATAAAATACTCGCAAAACGATCCGCAAAAAGAATTTCATAAGGATATATCGACGCCATTTTTAATGTTTAATGGTGGACTTGGAAGTGGGAAAACCTACGGGCTTTGTATGAAGCTCATTAAGCTATCCGCGCTTAACAAAGATATTGCTGGCGGGTGTTTATCACCATCATTCCCAATGTATAAAAAAGATATTCTCCCGACATTCGAAGAGATACTTGATGGTGCTGGGTTGATGGATCACACAAAGATTCATAGGACCGATCATTATATTATATTCCCCTGGACCAAGGCACCACTTTATTTCTTTACAGGGGAAAAGGCTATTAAGGGTCCAAACCTTGGCTATGGCGGGATTAATGAACACTCGTCTATTCCTTTTGAACGTGTACAGCAATTTATTCAACGTATCAGGGTTAAGGATGCTCCCTATAGGCAGTTATGTTTCGCTGGAACACCAGAGGATGAGTACGCATGGCTAGACGATTTTGTAGAGGCTCATGAACAAACTGGAAAACTCAGGATAATAAACGGTAAAACTACAGATAATCAACATTTGGCTCCCGAGTACATAGAACACCTTCGAGCAACACTAGATCCAATGGCGTTTAGGTTATTCGCAGAAGGGGAGATGCTTAAACTTACAGGAAATCATTTCTATTATTCATACTCGACTAAAAACCACTCTAATCAAGAGTTTGATAAACGTTATCCTTTTTATGTGAATATAGATTTTAACGTGGGGAATATGCATGCATCTATATGTCAGCAGTACTATAACGAGCAAAACGAAAAGGTGAGTATTTTTGTCGATGAAATAGTTTTAAAACACAGCGGGGCTGATACTTACGCCATGATCGATGCTATCAAGGGTCGCTTTTTTGGCTTAACTCAGAATATGTTGATAACCTGTGATGCATCAGGACGTAACAGGAAAACTACAGGGGTTAGTGATATTGTCGCGCTCAAGGATGCTTTTGGAGATGATGCTGTTAGGTATAGATCGGCCGGAAACCCCCGCATGAGAAAGAAACAGCTACTTATTAACGGGCTACTTTCAAATGGGCTCGTATTGGTTAATCCGAAAAAATGTCCTACACTAAATAAGGATTTAAATAAAGTATTGCAAAAAGAAGATTTTACTAAAGACGACAAAAATAAGGACTTGACCCACTCTTCTGACGGTTTCGACTATTACTGCGACTTTGAGTACAAAATAAATGACAGAGAAACATTCAACGCTTCCAAGGCTAGATAAATGAAAATTCATAACGAAGAAATGATTTTAAATAAAGAGGTTAGAACCCTTTTGATTAAAGAGATTGAAGATGTAGAGAACATAAGCCGTAAGCGCGAAGCATTTAAGCGTTATGAAATATTAAAAGACCGTATTAAGAAATACATACTTAGAAACCTTTTAGAAGAACTTGATCCCGAAACTGTCCAGGATATGCAGTCGCGTATTGCTACTGTGAATATCTACAAGAAAGTCGTAGGAAAAAAGGCTCGCGTGTATCGCACCACACCAAGACGAGAAGCTGTTGAGGGGATTAGTCAGGAACAGTTAGACGAGTTTATAGAGAAAATGGGTCTAAATGTTAAAATGAAGAAAGCTAATAAATACCTGGAAGCCATGTTAAACACTGATATATTTGTTAGGCCTATAAAAGAAGTTAATGAGCTCACTGATTCGGGCAATGCTAAATACTCGTACAGGGTAGATCCAATGCCCCCGCATAAATACGATGTTATCCAGGACGCCAATGATCCTGAACGAGCTATGGGTTATATATTAAGCCCTTTCCATGAGAATAGCGCTGTACCCGACCAAAATCCCGCCACTAGAGAGCAAGGTGGGGTGGTTAGCAATTTTAGAGATGGCGACAATAAAGATCAGATGATAGCCGATTCTGGAGCAGACCAAGAGAAGCAATATATATGGTGGGGGAACAAGTTCCACTTCACATTCAACAAAGATGGCGAGATTATCGGGAAGTTAAGCCCAGAAGATTTGCTTAATCCTATCCAAAAACTACCGTTTGAATCTTTGGCCAAAGATCGTGATGGTGAGTTTTGGGCAGTAGGTGGTGAGGATCTAATAGAAGGCTCTATCTTAATTAATACTATTTTATCAGACATTTACTATATCGCTAAGATGCACGGGACAGGGCTGTTTTATTTATTCGGGAAAGGTGTTCCGAAATCTTATAAAGTTGGACCTAACCAAGCTATCACAATGGACGTTGCGGAGGGTGACCCTACGCCCACTATTGGGTTTGCTAACGCTAATCCTCAATTAAACGAGCATAAACAATTAGTAGAGCAGTATCTGGCCATACTTTTAACGACTAACGACTTAGAGCCAGGGTCAGTGCAGGGTCAACTAAACGCATCAACTGGGTCTACCAGTGGTGTCCAAGAAATGATTATGAAGTCCGAGCCTGTTGGTTCGGTAGAGGCAGATCAGGAGATATTTAGAATAGCAGAGCCAGGTGTCGCTCAGATAGCCGCTAGATGGCACAATCTTTATTTAGATAAAAACCTTTTAATAGACAGACTTGCCGTTATAGGGAAAATTCCACAGCCTTTTGATTACACGATTAAATTTGGCGCGGTTCAGCAGTTTATGTCAGAGCAAGAAAAACTAGAGGTTATTAGTAAGCGCCTTGAGATAGGTTTAGACACTATGGTTGATGCGATAATGCTTGATAATCCCGACTTAAGCGAGGGAGAGGCTCAAGATAAGTTAAAGAAAAGCCTTGAAGAAAAACTTGAACGGGCCAAGGAAGTTATGGCCAATATGATCGAGGGTGATGATGCCGATAACCAAGACGAAGATCAACTACAATCTGGACCTGGAGGGAGAGCTCAAGGGTCTGACAAAGACGGAGAAGGCGATAGCTAAGAGGCGTGTCGCCGATTACGTTTTGTCTGAGATAGAAAACCACACACAAGCGGGGGTTAGTCCTGTTACTGGTGGGAAATTTCAGAGCTATAAGAACAAGACATACGCCAAGAAGAAACAAAAATTAACAGGGTCAACTGTCCCAGACCTTCACTTAAAGGACAA